CGTACAGTCGATGGTGAAAATGTAAGTACTAGTGAAGTTGGAAATGTCGCTGCATTCCTTGTTAGTGATATGGCAACTGGTGTAACCGGTGATGTTATTTACGTTGATAAAGGCGTACATTTAATTTGATTTATAATCATACAAAATAAAACGAGACAATACATTATTAAAATAGGGCTTGCCTCGTTTTTTTGTTTGATGTAGTCATGGTATCGTCTCGTAATCTCACGTATTTGTGTGGGATTTTGCGTGGGATTTGTGGGATTATTAAAATTTACCGTGAATCTCATCAGAAACCGCTAATATGGAGCTTTCGTTTGATCTGAAATATTTATCAGTCATTTCTGGTTTAGCATGACCAAGCCATTTCATTACCGAAATGTTGTTGATGTTGTTTTGCAAAGCAACCGTGGCGAAATAATGACGGAGCATGTGAGGATGAATTCTAATATTGCATTCTTCGGATACTTTGGAAAATAACTTATTAATGTAAACAGGTGCCATTGGTAAACCAGTGCCTATTGAAACAACCACATAGTCATCTGGTTTTATTGTTTGCTTTTGACTCAGACGTATTTTCTTAGAAAGAAACAATACATTTTCAATATCTTCGTTCATATCTTGGTTAGCAATGATATAGCGATAAGAAGATGTTGTTTTTAAATCTGATCCATTTTTAGCGATAGGGTTACGAGCACGGTCAAACAGTATTTTATAGCGAACCGTATCCTCATTAGATAGCTTTTCAAAAGATTTATAACGTAATCCTAACAACTCACCACGGCGTTCTCCGAGGGCCAGCAAGCGAACAACTGAATAGTAATAAGGATTCAAGACTTTTTTTGCCGTCCTGAACCACTTTTCATAATCTTCTTTTTCAAGAGTCATACTTTTTGGTGCCTTCCCATCTGGCAAATCAATGTGCTGAATCTTGTTTTTAACGATGTAATCATTATATTCTGCATAATTCATGATAGATTGATACAATCCGTTAATATCTTCAATATAAGCTTTTGAAAGCCCACGGTCAGCAAGTGAGTTAATGAACGCTTGATAATCAGCCCGATTCATTTTTGATATCTTGGTATCAGAAAAAACATTTTTAATATATTTTTTAAAATAAAGATTAGAAACGTGAACTGTTGTTTTTCGCCATTTCCCAGATTTAAACTTAAGCTCTTTCATTTCTTCATAACATTGTCCAATGGTCATATCAGTTTGATTTTTAGGCTTGATTTTATCGGCATACAAATCAGCATTGAATTTATCTAATACTATCTTAGCGTCAGAAGCGGACTTTAAACCACTTTTCGTGAACTCTTTACGTTTTTGTCCAACGAGTTGGTAAGTACGACGGACGCCATATTTATATTTTTTGTCACCGTTGTTTTTATACCGGTAAATATTTGGTTTGTTTTTTAGTGGCTCCCATTTTGGCATATCTAAAAATTCCTTTCTTTGTGTACATTTAATCCAAAAATACAAACATATGTTCTTTTTGAGTTCAAAAAAATAAGCCATTTGGCAGATTTAAAATTATTCAAACGTAATTTCACTCATTGAATCTTCTAGGTCTTCTAAAACATTGTTTTCTTCAATAAACATGTTCCACTTTTTATCATCAGAACTTTTGATTGCTGATTTAAGTTTATCGAATATGTTATCTAAGACGGTACTAAACATTTTATCAGCAGCTCGTTCAACTTTAGTTTCGTTCCAGCGCTTAGCAAAAGGGCGTTTCTGATTTTTTTCATTCTGGTAATCTAGAGCTTTTTCCATAAATTTATCTTTAACACCTGAGTTTGTCTCGAGATATTCTAGTAATTCTTCTTTATCCATAACTGGTACCTCCAATATTATTTAGTTAATTCCCACATACAGAGTTGAACTGTATCAAGTCACCGGAGTGGGGGAAGTGTATTAAATTCTAAATTTTCTACCACAATTCATACAAATAGCATCAACTTTTTTTGTTTTCTTTCCTGCAAGTCCAGCTAAAGCACCAACACCACCAAATAAAATAGCTCCACCGGCTGCTTTACCTACTGAAAATCCTTTTTTGTGTTGACCGATAATTTGTATATTAGTACTTTGACAATTTGGACATGTAGGTACCTGGTTTTGGCCAAAAGCTTCTTCAAATTCGGGAAACTTCCATACCAGAAAGCTGGATACAATCGCCAAGATAAACCCCGGATGTAATGATGATATATTGAATATATCGCCAGCAAAAAAGCCAACAACTCCCATTACCAAAAATGTTTGAAAGATAAAACCAGCAGTTCCATGCTTCACAGGTGCTTTATGTACAGAGGAAGCTCTGCTATTAAGAGTTTCTTTCTCAGAAGTTTCTTCAATTTTGTCGTTATTTTTTTCTGACATAATAATAGGCCTTCTAATATGTATTTCAGCTTTTAAGGTCATCAGTATTTGGACTTTGAAACTTATTCCCACCAACGGAATCGAACCGCTGCGAGTCGCCAGAGTGGGAGAGTGATATCTTACTGTAAGTTAACAGTTACATCGTATGAATGATTAGAGTTATCGTCATCATAATCATCCGTGTCGTAATCTGAAGTGAACTTAAGTCGTAAAGTCTTTAGAGAACTAACAGAATCTAATTTAGGAAGCAAGAAGTATACGTTACCATCAGAATGTGCACCAGAATTTAGATCTCCGTCGAAATCATCACTATCAGTAAGATCTGCATCAACTTGTTGACCATCGTTAGTGTTTAATGTAGCTTGTGTAGCATACATAGAAATGTCTCTGCCTGCTTTGATATCAAAATGAACTTTTGCTATACCGCTAAATTTTCCATCATCACCATCAGAATACTCTCCGTCAGTTTTGTAAACAGTAACTTTATCAATTTTAACTGTAGTACCTGCCCAAGATGAATCTGAATATGTAGTTGAGTATTCCTTTGAGTCTTTAATGTCTATTTTGTCATCGTTTAATTCAATTTCGTTTTTATTATCAGTTTTGCTTGAACTTTCGTCATCATAATAATCGGCATCGTCAGTTGAAGATTCGTCGTTATCAGTATTTTTAGCTGATTTAGCTTTTGTGGAAGTATTGACGCTTGATAATGTTTTATTAATTTCATTTGAAACTGCTACACCACCAGCTAAGCTAACCACAAGGACTATTAAAGAAACGACCGAAAAAATCATGGGAGCTTTACGAGATTTTTTCCTTATCCAATTTATAATTAACCAGATTAAACCAATAATAAATGCAATAATCGCAATTATGAATATAATTTGTAACGCAATACTAAGTTGTAGCATTGTATTTCCTCCTAAAAGTTCAGCTTTTAAAGTCTTCAGTGTCTGGACTTATAAGTTAAAACATACGCATTGTTCTAACGAGTTTTCCTGAAATAAGTAGTTCGTTCATCTTATTTCCGACAAAGACACGTGGTGGGTATTTGCTGTTGGAAGCAGTGAGTACGATTGAATCATCTGATCTAGTAACGTGCTTTAAGGTTCCTTCTTCGCCGTCAACAATAATGGCACATATATCCCCGTTATTAAATTCCTTAGTTTTTTTGATAAGTGCGTAATCACCATCGAAAATTCCATCGCCAGTCATAGAATCGCCATTAACAATTAGATAAAAATATTCATAACTTATATCTAACCCGTTAGTCATTACTACTTCCGTACCTTGATAGTCTTCAAAAGCTACTCCATTTGGTCCAGCCTTAATAGTTCCAATAACAGGGACGTTTATTACATCATCAGGTTTTATAGGAATCATGTTTTCAGCCGTTTTAGTTGCTTGTGGCAGGTAATCGGCAAGGTGATATAAAATTTCTCTATCTTCTCTTAATCCGTGTGCCATTTTGTCTAATGTAACGGGCTTGGGTATGTTTCTTTTGCCGTTTTCTACTTGTGACCAATAAGCGGGAGAGATGCCAGCTTGCTTAGCAACTTGTCTAACCGTGAATCCGTGCTTTTCACGTAGTTCTTTAATTTTAGATCCAAAAAAATTAAATTCAGGATTCATTGTTAACACAGCCTTTCTATAGGAATAGTATATCAAAAGTGAAACAACAATTTACAATAAGTAAAACAAAATCAAAAAAAGTGTTTACAAAAGTAAAACAGAAGTATATAATAGTTTTTGTAAACAAGAAGGAGGTGTTCAAATTTGAGAATGAAAATGTCATTAATTGATTCGGAATCATTAAGATTTTTGATAGCTAACAACGGCTTTTCTGTTCGAGGATTCGCAAATTACATTAAAATTTCTAATGCGTATCTATCCGATATTATCAATCAAAAAAAAGAGCCTTCGGCTTCGATTGCGGGGAGAATTGCTAACGGATTAAACGTATCAGTAGACGATATTTTTTTTGCTTATTATGTTAACAAAAGTAAAACAAAGGTGACGGAACCTAAAAAGGAGGTGACAGCATGAAAGCTGAACAAGCAAAGAAGCTACATGCACAACTAGGTATGTCTCAATGGTACGAGCTATGTAATGACTGGTTAGATGAAACAGATATCTTGTTTGCACTTAAGCAAAAGCCAAGCATGATTCCAGAACTAGCATTTCAAGGTATGTGCCGAGGAGATATTCCGGAGTATGCAGTTAAACACAAAATTAATGCAATGACTGTTCCTATGGTTATTTAGCTTATAACTTAATTATAAGAAAATCCCACGTGAACAAAAATCCCACGTGGTACACAAAAAGAAGGTGTAAACATTGGTAATAGAAGACGTTACAGCTGAATTAGACAAGTGTTTAAAAAGAAAGGAATTAAGTCGAACGAGATTTGCTGAATCAATTCACGTTTCTAAACAAGCAGTTTCTAATTGGTTTTCAAGTGATGAACACAAAATACCTGTAGACAAGCTCTTGTATATAGTTGACGTCCTAGACGATGAACGATTCAGGTTTGTCGTTGCGGACTACATATTAGATACAAGGCTGCTTACTGAGAATAGCTATGGTAAAGATCCGTTATCTCAATTTGTGAGAGTTAACAAAGAAGAAAGTGAACGAAGAATCCTTAACGAACAGGTAACGGAAATACTTGCTAAAACTGGATGGAGTCAAGACGAACATGACTTTTTGATTAAGTTTAAGAAAGAACTATCAGAAGAACGACAAGCCGAGAATGATTTTGCGATTGCATTAGATTTGGCATTGGAGGTGGTTTAGATGGCAGCAATTAGCTTAGATGGGATTGATCAAAAGGTAGCTGACAGAGTGGTTGAATTAATCATTCCAAAGATAGAAGAGCGGATAAATCAAACTCTTAAATCCGATAAATTACTGACGCAAGACGAAGTGATGGAAAAATTACATGTCGGTTATGAGCTTTTTAAAAGAGATTATTATCCTACAATGCCACACATTGGACATGGTAGAGGAATCCGATATTCAGAAAAGGCCGTTGATAAGTGGATTGAAGAGAACCAAGAAACTTTAATTTAAGGAGGATATGAAGATGATATTTATTTTGAAACTAATCGTGATTGCTTTAGCGTCATCACAGATAGTTAGTCTGTTAAGCGATCCGAAAGATGATACTAAGCGTATTGCAAAATTGGAAAGGAAAGGTAACCACTATGTTAATTGATTGCACAAAAAAATCCCGCACGGCCATGCGAGATCCAAAACATTTCAATATGATTTATATTTCAATTCTACCACCGAAAGAAGGTGTCGTAAATGCTTAGTGCACGACGAATTGACGATTATGTTATTAATCACGTAGTCGATCGTAGTTTCAGAGGGATTAATTTACGTGATCTTACAGACGAAGAGATTGAGGACAATGCACAAAAAAAGCTAGATCGAATGGAAGAAGCTGATTTTGATGAAACGTATGATCGGTTGGATAAAGAAGACAAACATGCCATGTTAGAAGCATTTATCTATGACTCGGTCACACCATCTAGCACCAAAGCACGTGTATTTGAAATCGATACGGAGGTAGAAGTTGATGAGTAACGAATTAAAGCAAAAAGATATTACAGACTCAGTAATGGGAAGATTGACAGAACTCAAAGCAGAAGGGTTGGAATTACCAAGTAATTATAGCCCACAGAATGCTTTGAAGAGTGCGTATTTTGCGCTTCAAAAAGTTAAAACTAACAAAAACGATGGTAATAAGCCTGCTTTGGAAGTTGCTTCGTTGTCTTCTGTAGCTAACGCATTACTAGATATGGTAATTCAAGGATTATCACCAGCGAAAACACAATGCTATTTCATTTGTCGCAAGGATTACAGTACAAATCAATTTGAAATTGATATGAATCGCTCTTATTTCGGCACTCAAGCTGTTATTAAACGTTTAAAAGACGTTGATGATATTTGGGCAGAAGTAGTTCACGAGGGCGACAAGTTTGAAATTGAGAGTAAAAACGGGCGTTTAATCGTAAAAGAATTCGAACCAAGCTTTGCCAATTTGGATAATCCAATTATTGGTACTTATGCAGTAGTTAAAATGGCTGACGGTGAAATGATTTATACGGTTATGACTAAGAAACAAATCGACCAAAGCTGGTCGCATGCAAAGACTAATAAAGTTCAAAAAGAGTTTCCAGAAGAAATGGCAAAAAGAACCGTAATTAATCGAGCTGCGAAGAACATTATTAATACAAGTGGCGATAGTGATTTATTAGTTGAATCAATCAACGACACAACTTCCAACGAGTATGAGAATAGCCGTGATGAACGTAAGGATGTTACACCAGCTGAACCAACAAAGATTGACAGTATTTTGGCTCCAGAAACAGAGGAGGAATCAATTGATGATAACAGCAGAGAAGAAGTTCCAGCTAACGCCGAATAATTATTACACTAATGAAGCTAATTGGCATTATCAAAGCAAGAGCTGGTTTACAAAATTTGAAGAATGCGAAGCTGAAGCATTAGCTGAACTCAAAGGGGAATATAAGGATACATCTAGTAATGACACACCGCTAATAGCTGGTAATTACTTGCATTCTTATTTCGAATCGAAAGAAGCACATGAGACGTTTCTTGAGAGCCATAAGAAAGATATCTTTAAGTATGGGAATCCCGAGAAGGGAATCAAAAACGACTATCTAATCATTGAAAAATGTATTAATAAATTGAATAAGGACCCATACTTTCCACGGTTATATCAAGGCGAAAAAGAAGTCATTGTTACAGGAGAGATTTATGGTGTGAATTGGATGGGGAAGGTTGACTGCCTAGATTTAAACAGAAAATTATTTTTTGATTTAAAAACTGTCGACAAAATCCACAAAGGGCATTGGTCTTCGGAGCAACATAAAAAGCTTAATTTTGCTCAATCTCGTCAATACGATATGCAAATGGCTATCTATAAAGAATTGATTAAACAAACATTTGGCGTTGAATGTGAGCCAATTATTATCGCCGTTTCGAAAGAAAAGGAACCAGACTTAATGGCTATTTCAATTCCACAATATTTAATGGATTTTAGCATGGAACAGATTAAGGAAAAACAGCCCCATATTCAAGCTGTCATCGAAGGTGAAGAAAAGCCTAATGTTTGTGGCAGATGTTCATACTGTAGAGCTAATAAGACTTTAGATGTGATTACTCCACTAGATGAAATAGAAATCGAATAGGAGGCTGCTATGAACGAAGAAGAACCAAGTTATTTTTCAATTATTCCAGCAAGTGTTAGATATGATAATCGCCTACCAGCAAAAGCAATTCTTCTATATAGCGAGATTACGGCACTAACCAAAAAAGATGGGTATTGTTGGGCTTCTGATACACACTTTGCCAAGCTATACAAAGTATCAAATACAACAGTCCAAAATTGGTTACATGCGCTAGAAAAATACGGGTATATCACTAGAGAAGTAGTTTATCGTGAAGGAACTAAACAAATTAAAAATAGGTATATAAGAATTTTTGAGTACCCTACCCAAGAAAATTTAGGTACCTACCCAAATAAATTTGAGAACCCTACCCAAAAAAACTTGAGAGGTAATAATAAATCTAATAATAAATTTAATAATAAAAATAATAATAAACCGTCAAAACCACCTAAGCCGGTGGCTGACCGTGACCATTTCGAATCATTGTGGAAGCTGTATCCGAATAAAAAAGGCAAAGAATCAGCATGGAATTCCTACAAACAGTCGATTAAGGCAGGTACTACTGACGATGAAATTAAGCAAGGTATTAATAACTATCTAGCTGAAATCAAAGCAAAGCAGACACCTAAGCGCTATATCAAGCACGGCCAAACATGGTTTAAACAAAAGGGCTGGCAGGATGAGTACGATACTACTCCAGAAGCACCTGTAAACGGACGAAAGACTGTACAACGAGAAACTTTACCAGAATGGGCCCAGGACAACGGTATCAATCAACCAGCTAAAATGTCAAAACCTGCTGTTAGTCCAGAAGAAATTCAACGGCAGTTAGCCAAGCTTAAAGCAAGAAAAGAGGTCTAAGCAATGCAAAGAGCAAGAGCCGTGATGCGCGGTGGCAATTTAATAATCCACTTGGACGAGCCACTTAATCAAGATCACCTAGAAACCGTCGCAGGTTCAACTGACCAGTTCTATATTGATTTCGAAGTGGCCGACACTCGTAAAGCTCGTGTTCAACAACGACGCTTGTTCTTTGCTTTATTGCATGATATTGAGGTCTGGTCATTCACACCCAAGGATTATCTAAAAGAAGTTTTCTATACACAATACGAAATCTACACAGCCGGTAAAGAGATTAGCTTGTCAGACGATACCAAATCGTCCGTGAGCGATGCTAACACGTTACTCGACCTAGTTATTGACTTCATGTTTGAGTGGCGTGTGCCGTTTAAAAAGGGCTATGAGCTACTGCCTAGAGACCAGCGATATTTCTTGTATCAATGCTGTAGGCACCGAGTCTGTACGATTTGTTCTGAATATGCCGATATTCATCATATCGACGTGGTTGGTAGGACAAACAGAAACAAAGTAGATCACACTAAACGCCACGTAATGGCTTTATGCCGTAAACATCATATCGAAATTGAAACTATTCACGCAGTTGAGTTTGCAAAGAAATATCACGTGCCAGTTACTGGTATCAAATTAAAACTTGAGGATTTGAAGAAATTAGGAATTAGGGGGAATTACGGAGATGAAATTAGTACGAGTTAATGAAAATATTGTTTTGGACATTGATGATGTTCAATTCGTCGTTTGGGATGATATCTATCATAAAGCAAGAATTTCATTTAAAAGCAATGGTAACTGTATCAATACAGAAGATGAAAAAGTACCCGACACTATTTACAGCTTTTTAAAAAGCAATAATTCAAAAAATGGGGAACAATTGAACGTGGGATTTTGGAGGCTTGCAGATGAATCTAGTAAAGATTGATGAAGAACAACACGAAAAAAGTACTCGTTGCGGTGGAATTACAATTATCGATTGTTTACCGCCTAAAGAAAATGCAGTGTTAAAAAGAATATTTGAAGATATATTTAGTAAGGAGAAGCATAAATGATTAATCGAACAGTATTAGTCGGACGCTTAACTAACGATCCAGAACTAAAATACACCGGCAATGGTGTAGCAGTTGCAACTTTTACAGTAGCTGTTAATCGGCAATTTACTAATTCGCAAGGCGAACGTGAAGCGGATTTTATTAGATGCCAAATGTGGCGTAAATCTGCTGAAAATTTTTGTAACTTCACTCACAAGGGTTCACTAGTTGGCATTGACGGACGGATTCAAACTCGTTCATACGATAATCAGCAAGGTACACGAATTTTTGTTACTGAGGTAGTAGCTGAGAACTTCTCGCTACTTGAGTCCAAAAACAGTAATCAAAATGAACAATTTGAACAGAATAGGCCTCAAAACAATGGACAAAATTATCAGAATAAACAAAATGGTCAATCATCACCTAGCAGAAATCCTAACGACCCATTTAGTAGTGCACCACAGATTAACGATGACGATTTACCATTCTAGGAGGATTAAAAATGATTAAACATTACATTACTAAATACTATGAAGACAATAACTTATATGCGGAAGCATGGATACAAATTAATTTATTTAACAAGTCATGGTGTGTATCTAGAAGAAAAATAAAAATACCCTTTTAGGGAGAGCTAACAATGATATTTAAAGAAAGACAAGCGCTAAGAAAACAGGCAACCATTGAGTTGAATCTAGGAAACATTGGTGAATATGAAAAACTAATGCGTAAAGCCCGTGAAGCGAACCCCAATTATAAAACGCCTCTTGAAAAAGTCTGGGGAAGCAACAACATTAAAGTGGTTAAGCGTAGAAAGATGGTTAAAGAACTAGTAGAAGCTGGATGGAACAAAAAAGAAATTATTGAAAGATGTGGAGCTACAGATACCACCATTAGGAAAGATATTAGGACGTTGAAAGAATTGGGTACCATCAAAGATAACCAGGAGACTAGTTAATTATGAGATTACCGAGTTTTATTGTGTTAATGCTAACCCTATTAGCCTGCTACTTTTCATATATAACGGGAGTGGCCAAACTTGCGGAGGCTGGAATTGCCTTCTTTATAGTATTTTCAGTGGTCTCGTTAGAAGAGATTTGCGTGAAGTTGGAGGAGAGAAGCTAAACAGGCGTGGAAAAATAATTGGGGCAGTCACAATTTTTAAAAATGGCTATGAATTATACTACGGCGATACGGAGGGCATTTTAGGTGTAGCTAAGCAATTACGCGACCGTTGGAAGGAGGATTAAATATGTTTTATCTACGCGTTAAAGGAACAAACGACCAATTTATGAGGAAAGATAATCCGTACGAAGTTACGAGTGATCTAAGTGAAGCAGCAGCCTACCAAAGACAGGTTCATGCTGTTAGCCGGAAACAAGCTTATAAGGCTTCACTTGGAACGATTGACCGTTCAACGAAGAAATTCGAAATCATCACAGAGGAGGTGGCAAAGTATGGACTTACCAGTGCTGATCGAAAATTACATGTTTAATCATCAAATAAAAGTGTTAAGCATTTTGGATGAGAGTAAAGAGAACATCACAGTTAGGACGGGGGACGCCTTCCCACTTTACCGCTGGTTTAAAGTTAGCCACATATTACAGCACCAAATCAACGGCGAATGGAAAGACATCAAGTTAGAAGATAAAAAAGTACAAGAGAGGTTATTTTGATGGATAAGGTCGTTGATAAGCTTGTTCGGTTAGTATCTGGAACAGTTGCACTAGTGATGGTGTTAGCAGTCATGTCTCTATGTATCACTATTGGATCACTAATGGTTAGGGGTGTCTGGTTTATATTACAGTGGCTCTTTTAGGTAATAAAAAAGCCATAGCTTCCGCTATGACGTAATTACTCAACAACTAATTATAACATACAGGTGGGTGGAGGTTATGGACGTTATGACATTACCAAAGTTAAATGAAAAAGCTACAGGGAATCAAGTTAAAGATTTTTTTAGAAGAGAGTATCCCAGAATCGCTAGATTAGCAGGAAAGAATCCTACAGAACTTAAGTCTACTAATATCGATGATATGCCAAAAGCGCCTCAATATGGGAATCATGTTGAAGATAACGTCATTGAATTTTCAAATAACCAGTTGGAATACTTAAGAGTCGTTAATGCGATTAAGGGATGTTCAATGATTTCACAACAGATCATCTTGTACGACTTAATTCAAGGTTACAACGTAGGTTGGGTTTCAGCAGCATTAAAGTATTCACCTCAAAGATACAACGACTTAAAAAAGTACGCTATGAATGAATTTGCTGATACATATGAATATTGGTCCGGAGAAGACCTGCATGTTTATTTTTAAAAATCAGATTTTTATTGGATTTTTATCAGATTTTCATCAGTGCATTTATACGAAAAATGGGTGTAAATTAGTATTATCGAAAGTTAGCAAGTAAGAGGAATCCTCCAATTCTTTGAATTTAAACAAAACCACCCAATGTTGTTGATGTGCAAAGCTAACTTTCGATATGTAGATGTAGCTCAGTTGGTTAGAGCGTCTGACTGTTAATCAGAATGTCGCAGGTTCGAGTCCTGCTATCTACGTTAAATATGGTTACACGATAATATTGAATAAAATATGGCGCTCTAAGAATATTCATCTATAATAGTTTATAAAGCACTTTTAACAAATTAAATCAGGGTGGTAATTTAATTATGTCTTTAGAATCGAGCGTAGAGGATGCATTTAATATTAGGGATTACATCATGGATAATGTTTTTGACGGTAATAGGCCGTTTGATATAGTTGATACTGCAATTATAAGCTTATTTAACTCTATTGCTTCTAAAGCAGAAGCTATTTCCATTTTAAACAAAAATAAAAAAATTTCTGAGATTGGTTTGATATTGAGACCGTTTTTAGAACAGTATTTGTACCTTGAATTCATTTTAGAAAAAAATACAAATAAAAGAGCACAGGCGTATTTTTATAACCAACGATATGGTTCATTAAAAAAATATAAATCATATATAAAAAACGCTAAGGACGAAAAGACTAAAAAAGAAATTGAAGAAAAGTTAAATAATACATTTTATGCAAAAAGTCTATCAGGTAGGAAGACGATAGAAGAAGATTTTGAATACTTTAAGGAAAAATACATCAATACTTTCCCAGATCCGTCTAAGTCAGAACAGAGAAAAAATTGGTTTAATGTGGAACTAAATGGTATATACAAGTTTACAGATCTTGTAGAATATCTTGGTGAAGAAGATCTATATTGGGGACTCTACAACCCTATGACATACGATACTCATGGGTTATCAGCTCCAAGCGACATTTATATTGAAAAAAAGAATGACCAAACGTTTGTAAATGTTGGAAGTATTGATAGCAAAAGCACTCATGTTTTAGTGCAGTCTTTACTGAATGAAATTATTTTAAATGTATTAAAATATTACGGTCTTTTAAATAATAAAAAGCTTCAAGGGATAATTTTAAAAATAAAGATAAATGCAAATAGCAGGGTTAATGGAAAATGAAAATGACGAAATGGGGCTACATTAGCCCAACCGAGATACGAATATTTAGTGATCTCGACAAGCAATTTAAACAGCAACGTAAGAAGGACGATCCTAAAGCGGACCGTCCTTTTATTGTGCCTAAAGAAAAAAGAGAAACCATCAAGGTTGATTGGAGGCGTGGTGATATGTAATGAGTAATGAATTAACACCTAAACAAAAGAAATTTGCTGATAATTACATCGAGTCTGGAAATGCAACTCAGTCCGCTATTAAGGCGGGATACAGTAGGAAGACGGCCAAGTCTGTTGGTAGCGAAAACCTGACAAAACCTGACATCAAATCTTACATCAAAAAAAAGATGAAAGAGGTTGAATCTCATAAAATTATGGATGCTAAAGAAGCTATGGAATTGCTTACTAGGATAGCTCGTGGTGAAGAGAAAGAAACTGTCATTGTTGGAACTGCTGATGGTTTAGCATCAACCACTAAAGAAGCAGATTTAAAAACACGCATAAATGCCACTAAAGAGTTGCTTAAACGTTATCCAGACAACGACAAGTTATTGGAACAACAGATTAGGAAGATTACGGCAGAAGCTGATATTGCCGAAGCACGTGCTAAATCGGTTGATACTTCGTTCAATGATGAAGATAGAACTATTATTTTAGATGATATGGAGGATGACAATTGAATTCAATCGTAATTGATGACCTTAAGAAGAAAGGTAAGGTTATTAGAACATCTGAATTGGTTAATCCACACTTTAAAAAATTATGGAATACGGATTGTCCATATGTAATTGCTCGTGGTGGTCGTGGATCATTCAAGTCATCAACAATCAGTCTTAAATTAGTAACGATGATGAAGAAATATATCATGCATGACCAAACGGCTAATGTTATCTGTTTACGAAATGCTGCTAACTATCTTCGTGACTCTGTATATCAACAAATCTCGTGGGCCCTTAATATGTTAGATGTATATAACGAGTTTAAGTTTTACTCCAGCCCTTTACGAATAACACATAAAAGAACTGGTTCAACATTTTATTTTTATGGTGTTGATGATCCATTAAAGCTTAAGTCTAATATTGTTGGTAATGTAATTGCTATGTGGTATGAAGAAGCAGCAAACTTCAAATCAGCTGAGGATTTTGACCAAACTAATCCAACGTTCGTCCGACAAAAACACCCGTTAGCTAAAGACGTTAAAATCTTCTATTCATATAACCCACCTAAGAACCCGTATGATTGGATTAACGAGTGGATAGATGCAATTGAAGGGGACAATAATAAACGTGTTGAAAACGGACAAGATCCTCGCTATTTGATTGATAGCTCCACCTACTTAGATGACACCTTGGGCATTAATAGTGAGCAAACGCTAGCAGATATTGAGCGGTTTAAACAAAATGATTACGACTATTATCGTTGGCTGTATCTGGGTGAAGTAGTTGGATTAGGCACTAACATCTACAACATGAACCTTTTCAATCAGATTGAAGATATTCCAGACGATGATTACATTATTGGTATGTACATTTCAGCCGATACAGGACACGAAATATCGGCAACTGCCTGTTCATGTTATGCATTAACTCGTAAGAAGCGGATAGTATTGCTTGATACTTATTACTATTCTCCAGCAGGCAAAGCGAATAAGAAGTCACCTAAGGAATTATCAGACAACCTACATCATTTTATTCAACGTATGCGTGATAAATACGGCAACAAGATTGTTAAAATGACTATGGATTCAGCCGAAGGTGCTTTGCGTAATCAATACTATGCTGATTATGGCACTGCTTGGCATCCAGTCAATAAATTAAAAAAGGTCGATATGATTGATCGTGTTCAGAACTTGCTTGCCCAGGGCAGGTTCTTTTATTTGCCTACAGAAAATAATGTTAAGTATTTTATTTCAGAACACCAAAAGTATCAATGGGACGGCGATACGTTAGAAAACGACGACCCTAAAGTTGTCAAAGAAGATGACCATACTTGCGATAATTTCCAATATGTTTGTTTAGACAATGAACGTGACTTTGGTTTGAGGTGGTAAATATGGATTTAATTAAAAAGATAAAACAATTCTTTAAAAAAGGGGGCTTAAATATGGGAATGGGGAACTCGTTAGTAAATATAACTGACGATCCACGGATTGAACTACCGATTGCTGAAGTCGAACGAATTCAAAAAGATATTCAATACTTTACAGGAGATTTTCCAGACGTTGAATATATGAACAGCCGTGGTAAACATCGAAAACGTAAGTTCGAGTATCTCAATGTGGTTAAACTGGCGTCAAGGCGGATTGCGTCAATTGTATTCAACAGTAAATGCGATATTGCTATTGATAACGACCAATCAACTAATGATTTTATTAATAAGGTATTGGAAGATAATAACTTCTTTAATCTGTTTGAAGAAGCACTGGAAAAAGGTGCTGCCTTAGGTGGATTTGCTATGCGTCCGTATTTAGATGGCAACAAGATTAAGATTGCTTGGATTAGAGCTGATCAATTTATACCGTTGCATTCAAATACGAATAATATTAGTGATGCGGTTATTACTAGCCGAACACAAAAGATTGAACAAGATAAAATAATTTACTATACCCTGTTAGAATTCCACGAATGGGATAGCAATACAGGCGATTATCGCATTACTAACGAACTATACCGTTCAGATATTGAAAAAGAGGTCGGACAACAGGTACCACTTAGCACATTAGACGTTTACAAGGATTTAGATGACGAAGTTATCTTGCATGGATTAGTTCGTCCTTTGTTCGTTTATTTTAAGACACCTGGAGCAAATAACATTTCAATTGAAAGCCCACTTGGCACTGGCATTGTAGATAATTCAAAAACTATTATTGATACAATTAACAAAGTCCACGACCAGTTTTATTGGGAGATTGCATTAGGACAACGTCGAATTGCTGTAGATGCCAGCATGTTGGGGTCGAGTATTGATGAAGATGATGAAGTTCATCCCCCACTATTTGATTCTGATCAAAATGTTTATCAAGGTTTCTATTCCGACGGTAACAATAGCATCGGTGTAAAAGATATGACATCTCCAATTAGGAGTACAGAATACATGGATGCATTGAACCATTTTATTACTGAATTTGAAACACAAATCGGATTATCTACTGGTACATTTAGTTATGGATCAGATGGTTTGAAGACTGCCACCGAAGTAGTATCTAACAATTCTATGACCTATCAAACCCGCTCTAGTTACCTAACAATGGTAGAAAAGGCAATTGATGAGTTGATTATTTCTATTTTAGAGCTGGCAAGTAACCGAGACTTAAACGGCGAAAATGTTCTGTATTCCTATGATTTAACAAAATTGCCAGACGTTAAAGTACATTTTGACGATGGCGTCTTTGTTGATAAAGACAAGCAAATGGAAGAAGACCTCAAAGCATTATCAGCTGGCGTATTATCCAAACAAACGTTCTTGGAGCGTAATTATGGCATGTCTACTGATGATGCACAAAAAGAGATTGACCAAATTAATAACGAACAACCTGAACCACCTATCACGGGCGATTATGAACAGAACACTGGTTTTGGCAAGGGCGATGATGATGAATGATAACACCCGATTCTATGAGTAAAGATGCTCAACGAGTCACTGATTTATATGAACAATTGGAGCGTCAAATATTCAATTTAATCATCAATATGTTGAAAGACAACAACTTAGGTGAAATTGATTCTTCCAATGTATTGCAATGGCAACAACAGCAGTTGAACCAACTTAATAATGTGGTTAATGAATCTATAAAAATAGTATCGGGTAAGAATCCACGTATTGAAGCGGAGCTTAAACATTTAATTAAAGAAAATGGTCAACAAATTGTTAGCGAGGTAGACAACACGCTACAAAAACAAACTCATAAAACAGTGCCAGTCTCGGAAGAAGTAACCGATATGATTAGTTCATATTTAGAATCGGCATTCACTTCATTCAACAAACATATCAATTCAACAATGCTAAGTCGTAACGTGAGTGATAATGCTACAGGTAAAGTTTACCGTGATATTATCAATCAAGCCACAGCGCAAACAATTACGGGGCTTAAAACTCATGAACAAGCAGTTAATGGTGCTATTTATAAGTGGGTAGACGCTGGACTGCCTAGTACCTTAACTAACCGAGCTGGAAGTAACATTCCAATTGATTCATATGCTCGGACGGTCGTTAATACGTCTGCACATCAAGCTTTTAATAATCTGCGTTTAAAACGTATGGAAGACTATGGCACAAAGTTGGCTTTGATGAGTAGTCATACTTCATCACGTCCAGCTTGCGCTCCGATTCAAGGTAAAGTGGTTAACCTAGTACCTGAAAGCGATCCTAATTATGATAGTGAGTATGATAGTATTTATAATCATGATTATGGGAAGCCAGGGGGAACTCAAGGCATCAACTGTAGTCATATACTGTTTCCATATCATAAAGGTTGGAATACTAACAACCAGCCTCAATATGATCCAGAGAAAGCTATAGAAAATGGTGAAATTCAGCAAAAGCAACGTGGATATGAACGCAATGTTAGAAGATATAAAGAATTATTAGTGGCTGCTGAAAAGCTAAAAGATTCCAACGGGATTCAACATTATAAAGGATTAGTAGCTGGTAATCAGAAGCGATTACGTGATTTAGTAAAAGATAATGACTTTTTATATCGTGACTATTCAAGAGAAAAGATATATAAGTAAATATTTCGCCCTGAGCATGGCGTTA